GTTTGAAAAAGGCGACCTTAAAGGTGATATGGGTCGTAAGCCCAAAGCACTGTCAGCACTTGTGCGCAATTGCGTTAACATGTTTGGTGATTATAACGTAGGATTAGTAGCAACAAATCACACATATGCAAGTCAAGATATGTTCGACCCAGATGACAAGATTTCAGGAGGTCAAGGCTTCATTTATGCATCAAGTATTGTTATAGCGATGAGAAAACTTAAACTTAAAGTTGACGCAGATGGCAACAAAACAAGTGATGTTCATGGCATTCGAGCCGCATGTAAGATTATGAAAACCAGGTATGCTAAACCTTTTGAAAGTGTACAAGTGGAAATCCCTTACGAAACAGGCATGAGTCCATACAGTGGTCTAGTAGACTTTTTTGAACGAGCAGGGTTGCTTAAAAAGACCGGCAATCGTTTAGAATATACTAGTCATGTTACAGGTGAAGTTACTACACAATTCCGCAAAGCATGGGAACGTAATGAAGAAGAATGTCTCGATAAAATTATGCGAGACTACAACGAAATCCAAGTTAGCGGAGAAGTAAATCATGATATTAGTGAAGAAGAACTAAATAGCCTTGATGAAAATTCAACCACTAATGAGGAAATAGATGAAAATATCAACTAACGAAGCAGTTAGTGTAGCTGAACTATGGGGGAGTGTAAAAAATTACATCCCCCAAAAGGACAGGTTCGCTGCTGCAGAACATTTCTTGACTACTGTGCAGGACAATGCTATCTTAGATCTAGAAGAGTGTGCAAGTGAATTATTTGGATTTTGCAGTACACTGGATCGTGCATTGAAAGAATATGCAGTAGAAGATGATTTTGATGATTACGAAGAAGAAATTGAGTGGTAAGTAAATGACCAATTGGTTATTACGTGTAAAAGAAAATTTAGCAAACATTGTACCTGCAATCGATTATTATGAAGCAGAGTTAGCAGATGCTAGAAAACAAACCGGTTTATTTGGCAGTGTTGAAAAACACAGTCGTGATATGCCGGGTATTGTAGAACAACGTTTTAACCAATTACAGGAAATTGAAAGCATACTTGAGTTTCTTAATATTGAATTAAGAAAACTACGTAGTGAAAAATTCCGTAAGTTTCTGGAACACTACAACCGTCAACTCACGAGCAGAGATGCTGAAAAGTATGTTGACGGAGATCCAGATGTTGTTGACCAACAACACTTGATCAACGAGTTCGCATTGCTTAGAAATAAGTTTATAGGGCTAACTAAAGCTCTAGACGCTAAACAGTTTCAGATTAATAATATTGTGAAGCTGAGAGCAGCCGGACTTGAAGATGTAAGTCTATAAGTGTAACAGAGGGTGTGGCCAGGCCTTGTTGTAAATAGCTAACACAGAAGTGTTGCAAAGTCATTATTAATATCGTCTGCGAACATCCTTCTGTTACAATAATACTTATCGCTTACATAAAAAAACCTAAAAAAATACAAAAAAATTACAAATACTTGAAAAGGCTGGATTTTTTCCAGCCTTTTTTTTCTGAAAAGTGTTGACAAGTAAGACGTCTTACCTTATACTGATGGTATAGTTAGAAAACAGGAGTTAGACATGGCTTATATGAATCAGGAAAAAAAGAAAGCAATTGCACCAAACATCAAAGCAGTACTGAAAAAGTACGGTATGAAAGGTACTATTGGTGTCCGTAATCATATGAGCTTGGTAGTTAACCTCAAAGAAGGAAAATTGGACTTGCTGGGCAGTGCTCAAAAGCACAACGACATGGTAGCAGAGCGCCGTGGACAGCAGAGTTACCCAGTTGGTACATACTTACAAGTAAATGAACATCATGCCGCAAACTGGAGCCGTGAAGCAGGCGATAATAAGATTGCCGACTTTTACGATGAGCTAATTGCTGCAATGAAAGGCGCCGGTTGGTACAATAACAGTGATGCAATGATTGACTATTTTGACATTGCATACTATATTGATATTAACGTAGGGCAGTGGAATAAACCTTATAACTTGAAGGAGACTGTATAATGCAGATAGACTTTACTAAAATTGAAAACATCGTTGTATCAGATATTGATATGAAAGATTATCCAGACTTTTGCGATGCATATATCGAAGAGTGTGATATTGATGGCGTTCCTGCTACTGAGGAACAACTAGATGTTATTAATGAAAATGATGACTTTGTTTATGAAAAAACACTGGAGGCAATTTACTAATGTCCAATGAACTTCAAAATGCAATTGATGCAATCCGTAAAATTTCCACACAGGCAGATCTAAACGTCCTCGCCAATGAATGGAAACGCCAGATGACTTATATCGGTAATCAGGCTACACGTGGTATGAAAAAAGGTGACACTGTTACGTGGGAATCACGTGGTGATGTACACACTGGTGTTATTACCAAAATGAACCGCAAGACAACAGAAGTTGTTGCTGCAGGTGCTAGCCCATTTGGCCGCACTGTAACACGGGTTCCTAACTCAATGATTACTGGTGTTTTGGAGGCCGCATAATGGTAAAGGGTGATACTTTTTATGATGCTGCAGGCGGTGCTTTCCGCCTGTTTGTAAACAATATGTACTATGCCGCTATGAAAGAGCGACATCTTTATGGTCAAGAAGAATGTACCCAGCAAGAATATTGGGACACCAATAAGTTCTGGCTAAAAGAAAAATTTCGAGAAACAAGCAAAAATATGCTTGACATTGAAAACTAGATAGTTCATAATACTCATATAAGTTGTTGAGAGAGGCACTCATGAAAAAACGTTTCGAAATTATGGAAGTTTTGACACTGGCAATTGCTGTTGACGAAGCTCAAGGCTTTATCAAAAGTGGTTACGGGTATTATGACCATGAAAATGAAAAGGAAATTTTGGATAACAAAACTACTATTTCTCGTGTGCTGAATAACTATCCTGATGCTCCCCAAATAAAAATCACTGATGAACATCGTCAACGAGCTCAAGAGCTTAAAGATTATTTTGACGGTGTCATTGTTATGAAAAAACTCACTGGTGATGTTAATGGGTTTGAGGACAGTGTTGGTAAAATTATCAACGGCAATGAAGTAGACAATTATGGTGTTAGTGTACTGGCGAGCTTGCCCAATAGTCTCCGCATTCAAAAACAGCGTGACGACATGGATGAGTTTTATGACAATCTTCGCAATGTAAGTGAGTATGTTGGCTCCACTGGTAAACGCAGTCGTTTCAAATTGTTTATTAAAGATGTCAAGTATATTGCAAAATACAATATTCATTTGGTAACCTGTGTAGAAGGTGAACAGAACTTGGTTAAGTTCTTCTGGAACAAGGATCCTGATGTAAGCGACTTGATTGTTGGTAAAACAATGACAGTCACTGGATTTGTTAAAGAACAGAGCATTAGTAAATTCAGTAAATGTAAAGAAACTGTAATTAATCGTGTAAAAATTACAGAAAGTGCTTGACACTGATAGCAGTTGTGCTATCATGGTAATATAAAGAACTAAATGATGGAGTGAGATTTATGCAGAAAGTTCGAGTTTTAACAGGTCAATACGGTGCAACACCAATCAAAGACACAGTTTTTAAATTGGAAGCACCTTTTAAGATTGGCAAAAAAGGTGGCTTTATTACAGTATGCGGCAAAGATGTTGTTGGTGTACCGGATCGTAAAATCCGTGTTAAAGTGGAAAGCCCGAAAAGTTTCGAAGAAGTAGATGCGAAAACACCAATTGGTAGTCCAGATACAAAAGTAGAAACAGACGCACAGATTATTGAACGATTGCGTGAGCGATTCCAAATTTTGGAAGATATGTCGGAAGCCGCAATCGACGGAGTTGTACGTGGTATGGTAGTAACTGGTCCTCCAGGTGTTGGTAAAAGTTTTGGAGTTGAGAAAGTTCTCGACGAAGCAAACGTTGCTACAAAACTTACTAATGGTAAGGAAAAGTATGGCATGGAAAAAGGTGCCGCATCAGCTATCGGCTTGTACAAACTGCTTTATGAATACAGCGATCGCGGTTCAGTACTAGTACTGGATGACTGTGATACTGTACTGTATGATGAAACATCACTTAACCTTCTCAAAGCGGCACTGGACAGCGGTAAAAAACGTAAGATTAGCTGGAAAAGCGAAAGCCGTGTGTTGCGTCAGGAAGGTATTCCAGATGAATTTGAATTCCGAGGCTCAGTAATTTTTATCACAAACCTTAAGTTTGAAAAGGCACGTGGTAAAATTGCAGATCACTTGGGAGCGATCATGTCACGTTGTCACTACTTGGACTTGACAATGGACACGATGCGTGAAAAGTTTTTGCGGTGTAAGCAAATTGTTGGTGACGGCATGCTCGACGAGTATGGCTTCAGCAAAAAAGAGCAAGAGGATTTGCTCCAGTATGTTTACACAAATCGCAACCGTTTGCGTGAGTTGAGCTTGCGTATGGTAACCAAGATTGCAGATCTGAAAAAGATGAATCCTGCAAAATGGGAAACCTACGTAGAGTCAACATGCATGCGGAGAGTTTAGTTGGTTAGCATCTCCTCTGTCTAAGTCACTCTCACTCCAATGCTGACTAACTAAAACCGGGGGGTTCGGAAACGGACCCCCCACCCTTTATCTAATTGACATATATAGGAAAATTTGTTATATTATTGCTATGGCTAAGATTATTTTAAAAGATGAAGTTAACTGTAAATTAGAAGGGCTGGACTTGGATACCCGCAAAAAGCTGGTTAACAAGTTTAGCTTTATGTTGCCATATGCATATCATGTACCTGCGTATAAGTTAGGTCGTTGGGATGGCAAGGTTA